TGATCGACGGTAACGTAGTTTACCGCGAAGGTCCAGTTCTGACCGCCATGAAGCGTGGCGCTGTCCTCATCCTTGACGAAATCGACCGTGGTTCGAATAAGATGATGTGCCTCCAAGCAATTCTTGAGGGTAAACCTTACTTCAACAAGAAAACTGGTGAGACGATTTACCCCAAGGCAGGGTTCAACGTCATCGCGACTGCTAACACCAAGGGTCGTGGGTCTGACGATGGCAAGTTTATGTCTGCCCAGATTCTTGACGATGCGTTCCTTGAGCGTTTCGCCATCACTGTTGAGCAGGAATATCCTTCTGCCAAGATCGAAAAGAAGATCGTGATGAACAAGATGGAAAAGGCAGGAAAGGTTGACGAAGAATTCGCTGACAAGTTGACCACGTGGGCAGAAATTATCCGCAAAACTTTCTATGATGGTGGTGTTGACGAACTGGTTTCCACTCGTCGCCTTGAGCACATCGTCAATGCCTACGCCATGTTCGGCGACCGTTCTAAGGCAATCCAGTTGTGCGTCAACCGTTTCGACGCTGATACCAAGGCAGCATTCCTCGACCTCTACAGCAAGGTTGACGTGAATGCTGACCCTGTCGCTGAAACGACTGACAACAATGATCCCTACTTTGACCAAACTGAAGAAATGCCATTTTAAGGAGAAAATATGACAATTGAATACAGATATGATGAGGGTTATCTCCTGCGGGAGATCGCCGACTATGTAGATTCCACATATGATGGACACTACTCCCAGAACCAATATCAGGCAACTGAGTTTATCATCGACGGTGGTCATGGTATTGGGTTCACCGTCGGGAATATTCTGAAGTATGCCCAGCGTTACGGTCACAAGGGAACTCCTGAAGACTGGCGCAATGATCTGATGAAGGTTATTCATTACGCGATCATTGCCCTGTATGTGCATGACAAGGAATATATCAGTGAACTTGATGATTTTGACGACGAAGATTTCGACGATCATCTACCTCCTTGGCGAGTATCTCTTGATGATGCAGTTCCACTCAGTGATGACGACAATTCTAACTTCATTCAATCTGAGGGTCTAACTCTCAAGACGAGTCTGGGAACAGGCGAATGGAGCTATACTGGTATGGGAAGTACAGCAAATACCTTGACTTTCTTTAACAATGACACTATAACTAATGGTGGGACTATTACGTTACCACCTCTCAAAACAACTCTGAATATTAAGGACTAATATATTATGAAGATCTCTAATGAAACTCTCGCGGTTCTAAAGAACTTTGCCTCGATTAATACGAACATTGTCGTTCGTGAAGGTTCAGTTCTTGCGACCGTGAGTGAAGGTAAGAACATTCTGACTCTTGCTACTGTATCCGAATCATTCCCTCGCGAATTCGCAGTGTATGATCTGCCCAATCTCCTCGCTCTTCTCAGCATCTGGGATGAACAAGATATCGATTTTGAAGAGTCGAGTATGTTCCTTCGCAAGGACAAGTCAGAATTTGAGTATGGTTACGCTGATCCATCGGTTGTCACTGCTGCTCCCTATAAGTCTCTTGAGATTGATCCATTCTTCACGTTCAAGATGACTGCTGCTGAAATCAGTATGGTTCAGAAGGCAGCATCTATCCTTTCTGCACCAACCATGAGCGTTGTCTCCAAGGGTGGTAAGGTGACTCTGACTGTTAGTGACCCTGCTAATCCTCGTGCGAATGCATTCCGTCGTGAACTCGACAATAATGCAGAAGGTGATTTTGATTGCCGACTGAAGGTTGAGAATCTGAAGGTTATTGCTGACGATTATGAGGTAACTCTCGGAAAGAAGAAGGCAATGCACTTTAACAACCTGTCCAAGAAGTTGGAATATTGGTTGGCAATGGAACCCTCGTCAGTTGTATAAGGAAAAGAACATGGATAAGTTAGAAATCTCTTTCAGTGCACGAATTCCCTATGACAATGATGTAGATGGTCGTGCAACATCTATTGAATTCACTACAAGTAGTGTGGAGGAAGTCATTCGTCAGTTTAACAAGTTCCTGATTGTCAATGATTGGGAGGCTCAAGTGAGTAATGTCCATGACTGATAATCTACCAACCGTTGTTCCGAGTGTTGTCTTTAAGACTCGCGTTCGGGATGATTCAATTGAGGGTGATAATCCCTATCGCTGGGAAGATGTAACATCGTTCGATCTGTTTGCAGGCAAACGTGTTATTCTATTTTCGCTTCCTGGAGCATTCACTCCTACTTGCTCGACATACCAACTTCCTGGATTCGACGAACTGGCGATGCGTTTTTACTCTTATGGTATCGACGATATCTACTGCCTATCAGTTAATGACTCGTTTGTGATGAATAAGTGGGCAGAGTCGCAAAACCTTGAGTACGTTAAGGTTATCCCTGATGGTTCTGCAGAGTTTACTCGTGGTATGGAAATGGCGGTTTACAAGGATAATCTTGGATTCGGCGTTCGTTCTTGGCGTTATGCAGTTATTGTAAACAACGGTAAGATCGAGAAGTGGTTTATTGAACCTGGAAAAGAAGATGACTGCGAGACTGATCCGTATGGCGAGACTGATTCAACGACTATCTTGCATTGGTTGCAAGCGAATTCTTAATTGAGTTGTTATTGGGTGGTGGTCGAACTGCCACTCAATTTTTTTTATTATGGAGATTATTATGAGCAATGAACAATTTCTCTGGGTCGAAAAGTATCGCCCTCGTAAGTTGGACGACTGCATCCTACCAGATGCACAATTGAATACCTTCCGCCAGTTTGTTGAGTCTGGCGAAATCCCCAACATGCTTCTCTGTGGTTCTGCGGGTGTTGGTAAGACTACCATCGCTCGTGCAGTCTGTGAAGAACTTGGGTGTGATTATATTATCATCAACGGTTCTGATGAGCGAAATATTGAAACACTAAGAGTTAAGATTACAGAGTTTGCTTCTTCGGTTTCTTTCAACGGTAAACCTAAGATCGTAATTCTTGATGAGGCAGATTACCTCAACCCAAACTCAACGCAACCTGCGCTTCGTGCGTTCATAGAACAATACTCAAACAACTGCCGATTTATCTTTACCTGTAATCTCAAGGATAAGATTATCTCTCCTCTGCATAGTCGTTGTGCAGTCATCGAATTTAAACTTACCAAGGCAGACCGTCCGAAGATGGCAGGTCGTTTCATGAAGCGATTGACCGACATTCTTCGTGGAGAAAATGTCACCTTTGATGAGAAGGTGGTTGCCCATGTTCTCAAGAAGCACTTCCCAGATTATCGTCGTGTCTTGAACGAACTGCAACGCTATAGTGTTGGCGGCACCATTGACGAGGGTGTTCTTAATACTACTCGCGATCTTGATATGAAAAGTCTGCTGACGTATCTTCAAGGTAAAGATTGGGCGAAGATGCGTGCTTGGGTCGTTGATAATATGGATAGTGATCCTAATGCGATCATTCGTAAGATCTATGACAGTTATCTTGATGAGTTTAAAAATATTTCTACCATCATTCTTCTTCTCGCAGATTATCAATACAAGTCAGCATTCTCGGTCGATCAGGAAATTAATCTGGTTGCATGTTTGACTGAAATTATGGCAACTGCGGTGTGGAAATGACAGAAGCAATCCTAGAAGGTTTGGGTGAACCTACTAAGATTTACAATGCAGAAGATTATGTTGAGAAGGTTGCTAAGATAAGCCCATTTGCGTTTGTTAAGAATATCAATCAACAAAAGAATCTTATTGTAGATGAGCGATCGGAGAAACAATACAACCCATATATTATTAATCGAGCACTTTCACTAGATCGAGAGACTATCGTCCAAGCAAACGAGATGAATTCTCGACCCCACCTAGAGCATGCTCTACAGAATGCATTTCTTATAAATACTATTAGGGCAAAAAACCGTTGGAATGAATGGTTAAAACCTAAAATGAATGCTGATGTAGAGTTGATCAAAGAGTATTATGGTTATAGCAATGTAAAGGCTCGCCAAGCACTCGCAATTCTCTCTGAAGAACAAAAACAATACATAAAAGAGAAATTGTATAAAGGTGGTACTAAATGACTGAAGATTTTTTCGACATTAACTTTCCTGGGTATGCTCCACTAGAGATAACTCTTAAAACTCCCGATGACTTTCTAAAGGTTCGCGAAACTCTTTCGCGTATTGGTGTAGCATCGCGGAAAGAAAAGACTCTTTTCCAGTCCTGTCATATTCTACACAAACAAGGCAGATACTTCATTGTTCACTTTAAAGAACTCTTTGCTCTAGATGGCAAGGGTGCTGACTTCAGCGACAATGATCTAGAACGTAGAAACACCATTGCCAAGTTGCTTGGTGATTGGGGTCTAGTAGATATTAAGAATCCAGAACTGCACGAAAACTGTGCACCATTAAATCAAATTAAGATTATCGCTCATAAAGAAAAGAGTGAGTGGGAACTGGTTCAAAAATATAATATTGGTGCAAAAAGAAATTAAAAACTATTGACTTTTCTTCTAAAATGTAGTATAAATATAGTGTGCCATGCTTCGGATGGCACACTTTTTTAACACTCGCTTAATAGGAGAAAATACATGAAGTTTGATACAACAATGATCCCGCAGATGGATCGGTATTTCGTCGGTGCAGATCGTGTCATGAAGAGATTGGCAGATATTGCTGATCAATCGACACTGATGATGCCAATTAAATATCCCCCATACAATATCAAGAAAGTCGATGAAGATCGATACGTAATCGAACTGGCAGTTGCTGGTTTCGGTAAGTCGGAGATTGATATTCAATTGCAAGAGGGTCTGTTGAGTATTCACGGAAAGTGTGACTCGTCTGAATCTGCTGAATACCTCTACAAAGGTATTGCCGAGCGAGGATTCAAACGTGAATTCACTCTCGCCGACAATGTCGAAGTAAAGAGTTCTTCTCTGGTCAATGGTATGCTAAAGATCTTTCTCGAGGCATTTATTCCAGAAGAAAAGAAAGCAAAGAAAATCGACATCACTGATGGGGATATTGAGTATCCGTCGCAGGCTGCCGAATTTCTAGCAGAAGGTAAAACAAAGTAATTTATTAATCTAAATAATGAAAGTATAAAAGTATGTCCAATGTCAAGTGTGTTAAGTTGATCAGTGGGGATGAAATCATTGCAGATGTTTCTGAGTTTGATGATGGAAACCTTGTTGTTCTCAGTAAACCTCTACTAATTATGATGGTTCCCCAAGGTCAAAATAACCAGTTTGGCATTGGACTTGCTCCATTCTGCCCCTATGCTAAGGACGGTATTGTTCCTGTTCGTGGTGGTGCAATTGTTTCAATTTTTGACCCAGAAGTTGGTATGCTCAATGAGTATAATACTCGGTATGGTTCGGGTCTAGTCGTTCCAGAAAGCAAAATCATTATATGAAACCATTAATTGCTGCTCTATTTCTGTTCGCTCTACCGACTGCTGCTAATGCGTCCCCTTGTGATCAGTTCTATCCGAATGGCAAAGAAATCGTAGTACCAAATACTACGGTTCTCTGTAATTCTTTCTATGCAATTGTTTACGACGATGCTCGCAACGCAAACGTTTTCTCAACTGAGATTGCACAGGAACGAGTAAAGAAAACTCCACGCACTGACGACTTCCGTCCAGACAAGCGTATCGCTGACTCGCCAACCCATGCTGACTATACCAACTCTGGTTACGATCGTGGGCACATGGTTCCTGCTGCAAATGCAGATGATCCAAAAGAAATGTCAGACACTTTCCTGATGACTAACATGACACCACAGTTGCCTTCGGTCAACCGTATTGCATGGAAGAATCTTGAGGAGCGTGTTCGTTCAGTTCCCTTCAAGTGGGTTGTGACTGGTGCATATTACTCTAAGAATCCAACGTTGGTTGGTAAGAGTAAGGTTCCAGTTCCAGACTTTCTTTATAAGGTTGCATTTTTCGAGAGTGGAAATATTGCAGTCTATATCGTAGACAATCTCGTTCCCAAATCACAGGTTTCAACTATGAAACTGGAAGAACTAGAAGCAAAGATTGGATATAAACTTCGCTAAATCCCTTTACTTTATGATGTTTTTATGGTATAATATAATTTGATTGATGAGGGATTTACATGAAATTTTATACATGCGCACACCAATATGGTTCTAAGGTTTTAGTCCGAGGAATACATAATGGTGTGCGTTTTATTAAGAGGGAAGACTTCTCCCCGACACTGTATGTGAAGTCAAAAGAACCCAGTAAGTTTAAGTCTCTATATGGAGAGGACTTACAACCTGTAGAATTTGCCAACAACAATGAAGCAAAAGAATTCGTTAAGACCTATGGTGAGGTAGAGAACTTCCCGATTTATGGTCAGACTAATTATGGGTATCAGTATATTACTCATACCTATCCTGGAGAAATCCTCTGGGATATTACTCAACTAAACATTCAGACGATCGATATTGAAACTTCTGCTGAACAGGGGTTTCCTGATGTTCAAAATCCCATTGAAGAAGTTCTCCTGATCACAGTCAAGAATCTTAATACTCGGCAGATCATCACGTTTGGTTGTGGTGATTTTGATAACAAGTGTGAGGAAGTCGAGAACCTTCGCGCTCAAGGCAACAAGTTTCTGTATGTCAAGTGCGATAATGAGCGTGATCTCCTCGAGACGTTCATTCGTTTCTACTCTGAGAATTATCCTGACATCATTACAGGTTGGAACTGCGAACTATTCGATATCGCATATCTAATCTCTCGAGTTGAACGGTTGTTCTGCTCTGAAGATGATACAACCATGAAGAAGAAGTTCTCTCCATGGGGTCTTGTTCGTCGTAAGAACATAACGATTATGGGTCGCGAGCATGTTTCATATGACATCACTGGTGTTGCCATCATTGACTATCTTGATCTCTACAAGAAGTTTACTTATGTTCGTCGGGAGAATTATAAACTTGACTACATCGGTGAGGTCGAGTTAGATCTCAAGAAGATGGAAAACCCATATGACTCCTTCCGAGAATTCTATAGTAAGGATTGGCAGAAATTTGTAGAGTATAACATTCGAGACGTTGAGATCGTTGATGCGCTTGAGCGCAAAATGAAACTGATTGAACTTGTGCTCACAATGGCGTACGATGGTAAGTGCAATTATACGGATGTTTTCTCTCAGGTTCGCACGTGGGATTGTATCATTTACAATCACCTTCATGATCTAAATATTCAGATTCCCCAGAAAAAAGAGAGTCGTGGACGACAGATTGAAGGTGCATATGTCCAGGAACCAAAACCTGGACAGTACGATTGGGTTGTTTCTTTTGATGCGACCTCTCTGTATCCGTCAATTATTATGCAGTACAACCAATCACCCGAGACTATTGTTCCGAATGCAACAAAAGATACAACGGTGAAAGGATTGCTCGGTCAAAAGTATGACCTCGATGATCTCAAGGATGCTGATCATTGCATGACTGCGAATGGTTATTGCTTCACTCGTAAAAAGATGGGAATGTTTCCTGAGATTGTTCAGAAGTTCTTTGATGACCGTCAACGCTATAAGAAGTTGATGATTATCGCACAGAAAGAATATGAACAAACTAAGAATCCTAAACTGAAGAATGACATCTCTAAGTATAATAACTTTCAGATGGCAAGAAAGATTCAATTGAACTCGCTGTTCGGTGCGTTGGCAAATGAATATTTCCGTTATTATGATTCCCGTATTGCCGAGGGTATCACGATGACTGGTCAGTATATTATTCAGAAAGTCGGCACAGCACTTGATGTTTATCTTAATAAGGTCGTAGGTACAAATGGACACAACTACTCTTTCTACAGTGATACTGATTCTTGTTATATTTCCTTGGACCCTCTTGTTCGTAGGTTTTATGGCAATCTATCACGCGATAAACTCATTGATGTTCTCGATAAAATCTGCGAAGAGAAAATCACAGAGGCAATCAACCAGAGTTGCGATCAACTTGCAGACTACACGAACGCATTTCAAAAGAAAATTATATTCAAACGTGAGGCAATCGCGGAACGTGGTCTCTGGGTTGCGAAGAAAAGGTATGCACTTAACGTCTATGACAACGAGGGTGTCCGATACAAAGAACCAAAACTCAAAGTTATGGGTCTCGAAATTGTTCGTTCCTCGACTCCAGCACCTGTTCGCGAGAGTCTCAAGGAAGCAGTAAGACTGGCATTGACAACTGACGAGAAAACTCTACAGAGTTTTATTGAGCATACTCGTATGATGTTTAACAAGTTTGAACCAGAGCAAATCGCATTTCCTCGTGGCGTAAATGGACTGATGAAGTATACTTCTGGTGCAGACATCTATTCCAAGGGAACACCGATACATGTTCGAGGTGCGTTGATGTATAACCATCTGTTGCGTAAGAATAAATTAGATAAGAAATATGAAGTAATTCAAGAGGGAGAAAAGATTAAGTTTCTTTACTTGAAAGAACCCAATCACATTCGTGAGAATTGTATTGCATTCGTTGGAAAGATTCCAAAAGAGCTTGACATTCATCGTTATGTAGATTATAATACAATGTTCGAGAAGAGTTTCTTGGAACCAATTAAACAAATTATTGAAGGTCTTGGTTGGAAAACCGAAGTAACCGCATCATTGGAGGATTTATTTGCATGAGTGAGTTAATTGATAGAATTAAGAAGAACAGCACTATTAAGGAGACTAATGTTCTCTCTCAAAGTAAGTTGTTCAGTACGAAGGATCTAATTCAAACTGCAGTTCCTGCATTGAACGTAGCACTTTCGGGTAAGTTGGACGGTGGTTTGACACCAGGATTGACCATCTTCGCTGGTCCATCTAAGCACTTCAAGACAGCGTTTGCTATGATGCTTCTAAAGAGTTTCCTAGATAAGTATGACGATGGTGTTGTTCTGTTCTATGACTCGGAGTTTGGTGCACCACAGTCTTACTTTGAGAACTTTGGTATTGATACCAACAAGATTATTCATACTCCGATTACTGACATTGAGCAGTTGAAGCACGATATTATGAAGCAAGTCAACGAACTTGAGCGTAAGGATCGTGTGATGATTGTTGTTGACTCTGTTGGCAACTTGGCATCCAAGAAGGAAGTCGATGATGCACTTGACGGTAAGTCGGTTGCAGATATGACTCGTGCCAAGCAGATGAAGTCACTGTTCCGTATGATTACTCCGCATCTTACCATTAAGGATATTCCTATGGTCGTGGTCAATCATACTTACATGGAAATTGGTATGTTCCCGAAGGCGATTGTCTCTGGTGGTACTGGTATCTACTACTCTGCTG